ATACTTTCGCGTCCATTATAAAGTCCTACTACATCAGTAGCACCAGCGTACAATTCTGGGTAATATAGGGTAACTTCACTGCCCCATATTTCATTTAAGTCAGGTAAACCGTCACTATGATATTGAACAAACAAAATTACCAAGTGTTACAACTATTATTTCCGCAACCCAGTCGGAAGAGAAGCGACAGGCGTTAGCGGGTTGGAAGGCAAGACTAGGTGATGTTGCTGCGGATAGAGTTAGAGATGTAGCTGCGCTGCGTGGCACCGCCATGCACACGTATCTGGACGCTTATGTTCGGGGAACCGGGCACAAGGACCTGACGCGCGTGGGCCAGGAAGCTGAGCCAATGGCCAAAAAGATAATAAGTGACGGTTTACCTGACTTAAATGAAATATGGGGCAGTGAAGTTACCCTATATTACCCAGAATTGTACGCTGGTGCTACTGATGTAGTAGGACTTTATAATGGACGTGAAAGTATAATAGACTTTAAACAAACTAACAAACCAAAAAGAAGAGAATGGATTGATGACTATTTCATACAACTTGGGGCATATGCAATGGCCCATAATTATGTATATCGTACGAAGATACAGACTGGAGTTATTCTAATGTGCTCAAAAGATCGCTTTTTTCAGAAATTTGAAGTATCTGACCAAGAGTTTGTAAAGTACCAACACGCATTCCTGCGTAAGGTGGACCAATACTATAGGGACCAGAAAGATCATAAAGACCAGAAAGATACAAAACATGATGAAAAAGTACAGTAAATTAGCCATTAAGTGCATTTTGTACCCTTGTATACCCTTTTCTCAATGAAAAAAGAAAAAGTTTTTTTATTTTTTTTAAAAGTGGTTACAATGGATACAAAAGTTATTCTTGTTGTATACCAACACCTATTCGCTCGTTTTTGTATCTTTCAGCAAGATACAATAGGATACAAAAGATACAATGGATTCAAAAAGCTAGCAATACCAACAACTTAAGGGGCGCGCGCACATGATTTACTTTTTTTATTTTTCATTTTATAAGAGGGAGGGTATACAGTGGTATGAGAAGGAAGAAGTCTAAATATAAGCACATAGTCATTAATAAGAAAAAATATTATTTCCATAAGATTAAATGGATTGATATCACTGGTGATGCGGGGCATGCAACAGCGCAGGAGTTTGATAAGTTTGAGTGTGCTACGATGATTACGTTTGCATACATCTATAAGAAAACAAAAAAATTTATTTGGACATTCAGTAGCTTTGATACAAAAGATGAAGTGTTCTCTGATAGAAACATTATGCCTATGGGGTGTGTATTGAAGTTGGAGAAGAGAGACGTTTAGTTTTATTACTCGTCCGACATAGGACTAGTACTTGCTACAGATTCTAATTTGTCCTGAGGTTCCTCATTAGATCCTTTCGCTAAAAGCTTTTTAGCCTCTATTACCTTCTGGTTCTTTTGTTTGATTGTTTTCATTCTTTCATACAGTTGATCGAGATTAAGGTCGTCAATTTTTCCATGCCTAATAATCTTTTGATCAATATAATAACCACCCACTTTTCCTCTGGCTATTTCAGTAGTAGCTGCAGCCGCTAGATTCCTACTGTCCTTTTTACTCTGGTCTCTAATTTTACCAAGCTCTTCCAGATGTCCCTCGTAGCTTATGCCATATTTGTGCCTTACTTCATCTCTTAGATTGCTGATGACAGCACATACAAGAGGGTATTTATTTGGATTCGTTAAGTCAGACCCTGCCACCGAGCACCAGTTCCCGTTATCAGAGTATCCAGCCCGTTTGGCTGCCTCTGTTTTAGTAATGGGATTACCCTCATATCCATATACTATAAGATGAGCAAATTTCATTTGCTGAGGTGTTAGTTGCTTTGGTGGTCCTTTCATAATTTGCCATTCTATACAAAATATTCTATAAGTTCAACAGAATGATTAGAGGAAAAGATTTCAGACAGACGCTGGATAAGTTTCTTATATCTCCAGCATCTCAATCAGCCAGAGTTCAAGTTGAGCTTCCAAACGGAGAATTGATGGATATTTTAGAAATTAGCTTGCTAGAGAATACATTATTAGGTAGTAAAGAGACTCACAGATTAGTTTTTAAATGTGGAAAATCAACAAGTCCCATGGGTAAAATCATTGGAAAATTATAATTTCGATTAGGGCAGTAAGATGGCGCTGAGAGAAAGACAACTTTGGAAGAAATTAAAAAATGCGACTCCGTCAATTTCGTGGACAAGGCTTGAAAATTGGGCTTTATTCGGCACTCCTGATCTGTTGGGGTACTCTTCTTCTGGCAACTTTTTCACTGTTGAATTAAAGTCGACCACCCTAAAAAACCCTAATTTTGTGCGCTGTTCCCCGCACCAAATATCTTTCCACATGAAGCATAAAAAAAATACTTTTGTCCTGGTTGCTTGCGCCCTGGATCAGCTTGTGCGCTTGTACCCTGGCTCCCGGATCCTTGAGCTTGTAGACTCGGGCTTGAAGCTTGAACCCTTAGCTTGTGGTCTCACTTCCTGTTCCAAGTTCCTAGAAAAAATTTAGTGAATTCCATATGATATATTTTTAATATTTGAGCTCCAACAGTTCCTGCAATCTTGACACCTGCCGCCCTGATTAGGGGCCGGGCACGTGGCGCCGCTGGTAACTACAGTTGAAGTATTGTCCCAGGTCCCTGCTGCGGGCTGGTCTACCATTGTCATCGATAATCTAACAATTAAATTTTTTGGACAATTTTTTAAATGGGGCTTGACCCAGGCTTCCCGGGTCGGCATCCAGTGCTGCATGCCAGGCGTTAACCTGCAGACCTCAAAAATTTTATTTAAGTGATTCAGGTCCTGGACGTCGCCGGCGTCATGCCATCTAAAAACTTTTAATTTACTTACACGCTCTGAGTTGATCACCGTCGCCATAGCTTCCACCCATTGCGGATCCTGCAGCGCGGCCAGTCTTTTATATTGCGATTCCCGTATAGCGGGAAATCTTGTGTAATTTCCTTTCATGGCGTAACAGCCAAAACACACTGAGCCCGGAACCTTCACCAGCTTGGACCCTGTCTTGCATTCCCATGCCGGGAGCCCGTACGCGTAACCGGGCATTTTATCCGGGTTACTTAATGATATAATTATTTTGTTTGCTTCTTTTATTAACATAAATCCTAGAATATCCTAGAGCTTGCAGCCTGTCAAGCTTGGGAGCTTGCAGGCTTGAGCCCTTATTTTTATTGTGGTTGTCCCTTCACCTGCTGCCAGTCGCCATCTCTGCGCACTTCAGTCACCTGATGAGCATAGACGGATCCTGCTTCGTCAAAAAATCCGATCTCTGATCCTTTACTCTGGATCAGGAGGGTACGCTTCAGTCCGCGGCCCTGCTTCGGAGACTCCAACAGCTTGCCAGTCACCGGGGTGCCCAGCTGTGTGGTTCTTACTTCGTCTTTTTTCTTTAGATCTTTATATTCAATCATAATTATCCTTTTGTTAATCCCATTATATCCCAGAGCCCCGGACCTGTCAACCCTGCTGCTTGGAACCTGATTCTTTAATGGGCGGGCCCACCCGCTTGGGAGCTTGTGGACTGTACCCATTTTTTTTCGCCCAGGCGTCATGGATTTTTTTTACAAGTTTTTTATTTTTTGGCTTTTGTTTAAACTGGCCCCTGTTGGGGCCAGTCTTCCAGGCTATAGTTTTAAACATTAATTAGTTTTCTTTGGCATGCCTTGGGTGAAACTTTGGACTGAAATTTTATCTTCTCCAAAATTTTTAGTAAGCATTTTAGTTAACCCAGAAATCATTTTGACTTCTGCATGCTTCTCGTGTTTTCCGTTGTGTTTCATATATTCTTTGTTCAATGCTAGTGGCTCGAACTTGGAATAGTACCAACAGCCGCAGCTATCGTAAGGATTTTTTAAGTCTTTTCCTTCAACATATTCTCCGGTCGATACATGCCAGCGATTATCTTTAAATATATAAATATATTCTATATGACCATCACCGCGCATAGAGTGCATGTACATCCACTCATCTCGATAGGTTTTGGCTGGGTCTTCTTTGCGTTCCCAGTCTCGACCATAAAAGCTGCACTCATCTAGAGTGTCGCCTAAATAGCTGGCGTCACCATGATTAAATAATAGTTCTGCAACTTCACGCTTGTTATAATGGTCCATAAGAATTGAACCAATTCCATATGGATAGCCGTCCGAGTGAACATATATAACTTTTACTTTTTTAGTCTTTGGGTCTTCTATTGCTATGTTGCTTCTAGTACTCATATTTTAT